AGTCAATGCATGAAAACATTGGTAAAGGCGATGTTGTTTATTATGTTGGTGCTGAAGAAGGGGAGATGCCTGCCCTATGTCAAATGTGGGGAGCAGAGGTTGTTTTGTTTGAACCTAATCCAAAGGTTTGGTCACACTTTCCCTTGCTTTGGAGTGCTAATGATTTAGAAATGCCACTTGCATCTATACCTGGTTTTGCATCTGATGTAGATAATAATCTTGCACGTATATATTATAGTGAGTTTCCACCAGAAGCAGATGCTCCAATTGAGGCGGCACATGGATTTAAAGAGTTGCAATATGAGGCAGATAAGTATGGACAAACAAAGATTGATACTTTAGTATACGAAAAAGGCTTAAAGCCTCCTACAGTAATTTCACTTGATGTTGAGGGTAGTGAGTGGCGTGTACTTGGCGGTGCAGAAAAGGCTATGAGGGAGTTTAAGCCAAAGATTTGGCTCTCTGGTCATCCAGAATTTATGATGATGTATTGGAAAGAATATTTATATGACCTTAGACAATTTATCAAGGGTATTGGTTACATTGAACATTTAATAGACTATCAGCATGAGGTTCACCTTTATTATGAACCAATCTAAATGCTACCTATATTCCTTCAATAAGGAGGATTGTGCTGCTGATAAGTGGGACTATGGACTTCTAAAAGAAATATTTGATAAGTATGAGATTGATCAGATAAAGGTAAACTCTATACCAAAAGTTGATAGAGGATTTGTAGTAGTTCCTGGACCTCAAAATATTGGTCATGAGGAAGATTTTAACATACAAATACAAAATATATCTAGACTTGTTTTATTTATTACGGGGGATGAAGAGGGTAAATTTGATATAGCTAAAATTAATCATCCTAACGCTGAGATATGGATTCAATACCCTCATGAAAAGCACGAGAAATATAATAAACTTCCTATAGGTGTACCCCAACATCTAAAGAGGCTAACCCCAGAATATCCTTCTAAGGATAATGACTTATATTTTGGTGGTCAGATAACTCATTCAAGAAGAAAACAGCTAGCCAAGGCTATGCAAACCATGCCGAATGCCCTTTTTAGGCCCACAGCAGGCTTTTCACAGGGAGATAGTCCTGTAGAGTACTACAGAACATTGGCTAGTGCTAAGATAGCTCCTGCACCCTCTGGAGCCGTAGTTATAGATTCTTTTAGATTTTTTGAGGCTATAGAAATGTTATGCCTGCCCATTGCTGATAAGATAGATCCAAATGGAAATAGCTTAGATTTTTATAACTATGTCTTTGGGTATGATATTCCTGTAAGCCATGTATCTAATTGGTCTGAGCTACATAAGTTAGTTCCTGAGTTATTAAATCAATACCCGCAAAATATGCACAAGGTCGTTGCTTGGTGGATTAAATATAAGAGAGATTTAGGTATTAAGATTATGAGGCAAATAAATGAATAAAAATGATGTAACTATTATCTTGGCTACTTCAGTTTTACCGAGTCATCCCAATACAGATATCATTGATGAGACTATTAGATGTATTAGGGTTCACTTTCCAACTAATGAAATTATTATGCAGATAGATGGATTACGACAAGAACAATTTGATCGCAGGGACAAATATAACGAATATAAAAATAGGATTCTTTGGAAATGTTTGCATGAATATAAAAATGTATTGCCAATAATTTTTGATAAACATAGCCACCAAACTACAATGATGCGTAAAACTATAGATGAAATCCAAACATCTCTTTTGCTTTATGTTGAAGGAGATGCTCCACTAACTCCAGACCAACCAATTGATTGGCAAAAATGTCTTGACATGATTGAGTATGAAAAAGCAAACACAATTCGTTTTCACTTTGAAGCAGAGATTCCAGAGCCACATAAGCACTTAATGTTTGGGTTAGAAAATGGTTTTATGAAAACTGCACAGTGGAGTCAACGACCACATCTAAGTACTGTAAAATATTATAGAGATATTATTTTACCCTTTTCTAATGAAAAAACTTTTATTGAAGATAGATTTCATGGCAAGGTTCAAGATGATTGTTTGCCTTACGATACCTTTAGCCAAGATGGTTGGGATACTCATAAGCTTTGGATTTATCATCCTGAAGGACATATAAAACGTTCCTACCATCTTGATGGTCGTGAGGGAACTAGAAAGTTTACGTCTGATGATGATCATTGGGGGTACAAAGAATGAAACTTGGCATAATTGCAAGATCAGATAACACTGGTTTGGGAAATCAAACAATGGAACTTGTTAAGATGCTCAACCCTGATAAAATACTTTTAATAAATTCTATTTTTTTTAATGAGAATAAACAGCATCCAGAATGGTATAAGGGGTATAACGTTCTTCAGACTGCGAAAGGTATGCCACATACAAGGGAAGTCTTAACATTTCTTGATGGACTAGATGTAGTTATAAGTTGTGAAACATTTTATAATTTAGAGTTAATTGATCTTGCTAGAGAACGTGGAATTAAAACAATCCTTCAGTATAACTATGAACTTTTTGGAAATCTAGCTCATCCAGAATGGTCACTTCCAGATGTTCTTCTAGCACCAAGCATATGGAACTTAGATTTAGTTGTGAAACAGTTTGGTAAAAGGTCAAAGGTAATGTATCTGCCGCCACCGACAGATTACTCTTTGTTTAGTGAAGCAAAAGAAATAAATCTTTCAAAAGATCATAAAAGAATACTTCATATTGGTGGCAAAAAGGCAGCAAAAGATAGAAATGGCACCGACAGTATTTTTGAAATGGTTAAATATTCTAAGGAAGATTATGAGATAGTAATTAAATCTCAAACCAGCTTTGACTCTCTGTGTAAAGATCCAAGGGTAAAGATTGAAATAGGTAACCCAGATAACAGACAAGACATGTATAAAGGGTTTGATGCTATGGTTCTTCCTAGAAGATATGCTGGACTTTGTTTACCAATGAATGAAGCTCTTATGAGTGCTATTCCAGTCTTTATGACAGATATATCCCCAAACAATGCTATTCTACCTTCAGATTGGTTAGCAGAATCAACAGTAATAGATAGATTTAGAACTAAATCTTTTGTTGATGTTTATGAGGCAAACCCACAAAAGCTTGCTAAGATAATTGATGAGTATATTGTTAATAGTGAAAAGACTAAGGCAAAGAATAAGGCCTATCAAATAGGCTTAGAAAACTTTTCTGCTGAAAGTCTAAAACAAAAATATTTAAACATTATTAATGAATAAAAAGAAAAGCCAGCCTATTTCTAGACTGGCCTCCTTATGATTACTGTTACTACTTTTTCTTAGCTACTGCCTTCTTAACTGTCTTCTTTGCAGGTGCCTTAGCAGACTTAAGAGCCTTCTCTACTTCCTTAGCATCTGGCAATACGCCAAAAGCCTTATCTGCTGGATTGATTGCTCTGATTGCTACTGGTGCGATTGCAGCAACAAGTGCTGTCCATAGATCCTTTGGATCTGTTACGCCAGCCATGTATAGTGCTAGTCCTGATGCAAGCACTGAGCGACCATATGATGCTAGTATTGCCTTTAGTTGTTCTGTATTCATTTTATTCCTCCTAGGATATATTTATTTCTGTTCTTCCTCTTCAGGAAGCAACTTTTTTAGTTTGTCATACTCTTCAACTATTTTTTTTAGTGAGTAGTAGTTGGGAGACATTGATATTAAATCTCCATGTTCTTTAAAGTAACTGATTTCTGGCTCAACCGATGATACAAAACTATTAAGTCCAGCCTGAAATTCTTCAATGTAATTATAGGCAACCTCTCTTGAATCAGACAAGAACTTTACAAAGTTTTCATTGTGAATGTCTTGATTGGTTAGCTTGCTGTCAGCTTGTGTGTCAATAAACTTTTTTAGTGCAAGGTTGTCTATATAAAGAGTAGAAATTTCTTTTGCAAGCTTTGATGATTTCTTAGCCATGAAGCTATAAGCTATTAAAAATAATAGCGAAGTTGTTGATAGTGACACTATCGCTATATACTCTATCATTTTATAGCCTCTCTAGTAACCAGCACGATTGCCCCTTCCATCTCTAAAGCTTTTTTTAGATTAACCACATACTGTAAAGCCTGTATCTTTTCATCATGTGTCATTCTTATAAAGTTTTTCTCATCTAATTTTACCGTAAGGAAGCTATCATTGTCAATAATATTAACAGAAAAACCCTTTGGAGCTTGTATAGCATGAAAGGCTCTACGCATCTGATCAGTATACATATTACTCCTTAATAACTGGATCTAGTCTATCCCAGTTTCCCTGTGGGCTACCCTGAAAAACTTGTCCTGTTTCTCTGTCTATCAATAACCATTTTGTTGGAGACTTGGTTTTAACAGTAAGAGTAACTGAGCTATCTAGTGTATCAAATAGCTTCATTTCTCTTAGTCCATTGTCAATTTTTTCCACGTATCTGACCAATCCTCTTTGCTCTTGTGTTTATTGAACTCCCTGGATATTTCTCCAGATTCTATATAGACTCCGCCCCAGACTCCCCACTCTTTGCCAGAAACCCCTACAGCAAAACATTCTCTTGCAACAGGACAGGCAACACATAGAGAGTCTACTATTGTTCTTGAATCACTATCATCTTCATATTTTTCAAAAAATATATTAGTATCTAATCCTAGACACAAAGCACCATCTTTCCATACATGCTGCTTCATGTTTACCCCTTATACTTATTTGGAATATCCCAGCCATCTCTGTTTAGCTTAAAGATTTTTTGAGTGTACCACTGACCATTAACCCTTACACCATTAACAGAGGTTCTACCCATGTCTGTCTTGTTTCGTTCTGCAACATCCCAGCCAACCCACACAAGTGATTTGTTTGATGATACAATTTTTTCCATTGCTTTTAAATCTTTTACTATCATTTTATCCCCCATTAAAAACGAAAAAGACCAACTTCTACGTTATTCTTTTCAGCAAGATCTACGAGTTTAGATCCAGACTCTTTTGGCTTACTTAAAAATGCAACATAATCAATTTGATCAATGTTTTCTTCAAGCCAAGCATTTGCAACTTTATAGAACTTGATCTTACGACCTCTTGCTTTCATTCCACGCTCAGATAAATTTGAGAACTCTGAAACAAAAGAATTTACACGAGCAGGTCCAGCCGAATATATTACAAACTCTTTATCTGATTCTGGCATGTTGCACATAGCAACACCCATAGCACGAATAAAGACACTATAATCATTAAAGTCCTTCGTTCCCTGAACCGCTACGATCATTTTCTACTTCCCCATCCTTTAAGCTATCCAAAATAAATAGCATTTTTTCCATTTCTAACCTAGACATATTTTCTACGTTTACTGGCCTTGCGGTTTCAGGATCAACCTGATTATCAAGAGCATCTGCAACATAGAATACATTATCTAAAACCCAGTACGCTTGGTCTTCAGCTACAATAACCTTTAGCATACTTTTGTCTAATCTTTTTTGGAACTGAGAAAGTGGTTTCTCTTTCTCCTGTACATTTAAAGAAAAGAAATATTTTAGTATCTCATGCATATCGCTTTGACGATATAGAAAAGATGAATATTTTTTATTATTTCTTTTCTTTATTACTATAAGTATAGCCCAAGAAACAACTAGTGTCAAGCCCGAAGCTATAAGATATTGCATGATTACATCTTTCTCAAACTAAATGCACTTCCTACCCAAGCTTCGTCTGCCTTCTTTTTTTCACGCTCAACAATTGCACGTGACCAAGAAAATCCTGCATCTCCGCCCCATGCATCCCACATGATACGACCATTGGATGGAAATTCTGGACCATCATAAAAACCTTTGCCTTTTTTATCTACTTCATGACGAGAAAAGAAAGAGAA